GTCAAAGGGATAGAGGTTTGTGATCCGACTGCTGACATTCCTCCATCGGTATTTGTCCCCGAGCCGTTGCCTGGTGGCAACGGCACCTGGACCATGCCTTGGGTGGATGTCGGTTGGGTCGAAGAAGGCGAAGAGGTCCGAGAGGATTCTCCTTGCCTTGCGTGCAACATCTGTTGGGGACTGAGCATTTCTGCACAGCCTCCGCAGAGGGTTGCTATTAGCCAACTCATCGCCAATTGCTTGGAGACGAGATGACACGGTCGATAGGTCTGTCTCTGTTCTTTCGAACTTTGACAGAACTTGTTGTTCTTGTTCATCTGTGTAAGGGAGTTCGTACTTGTAAAACAAGTAGCAGATCTCCCGTATTACTCTGACGCATTGTGCGCACGGATCATGAAGGAGCTCACCGTTTGGTTGGAGCACTTTACTGAAGAACTCACCCAGAAACCTGGGAAGTTGACCACCTGGCAGGTTTTCGAAACCTACGGTGTGGCAGTTCAGCGGAGTGCAACCTGCAATGGCCTTGTCAAAGGCCTTGCCCAAACGAGGCAGAGCTTTCGTTAGAAAGCCCATTCCTTCATTTCGCAACCGATCGCTGACCTTATGAAGGGTCAGTTTGCAGTTGCGAGCGTTGAACACTAATCCATGGCGTTCTTGAACGTCATGAAGAAGTGCGGCTATGATGTTATAACTGACATCTAGGCTCTTATTGGGTACCATATGGCATCCCTCCTAGAGCATGCTACACTCTTCACGATTCCTTTCTCGAACGAACCTAACTCATCACTATGAAATCAGCCTTACAGCCGATCTCAAAGTCCTTCCTCCCATCCCTTCCAAACGGAGTGCGTCACGTCGTGGGTCAAACCACAACGGTAGCACGCGTCTGCTTGGGACTTTTGGATGGAGAGACCAACGTAACAACACTGGACCGAGGTACTTGGAGCAGCTTTGACAACAACTATTACGTGAAACCTAATGTGATTCTTACCATTCAAGGTAAGTTCACAGTTTCACAAGTTGTCGATCCGGCCACCTTATGCGCCTCAGCCCAGCTGTACGTAATGTCCTAACAGGTCAGGCCAGTATCGTATGCAACCCGTCTAGCATTCCACTCTTTTGGAGTGGGGTAGCGTTCCAGCCAAGCGAGATACCCTAGAGATAGGGACACTCTGCATGGCGGCCAATGTCCCCCTGACCATCTCTGGTCAGGGGTCCATCTGACAGGTTGCATACGACTTAATCAGCGTAGAATATGAAAACTACGCCGAAACTGGTGAACTTCCTCTACCTGACGCCGGTCACAGACCGCCGTTCAGAAGAGTAGCAGCGCCGTTACCAGTGCAATCGAAGAGCACCGTCGTCCCAGCTCCAGTTGTGGAGAGGAACGACATGAGCTCCGCGAGAACATTGGATGCCTCGGTTATCGCAGTGAAAGCACCCACGGGGATGTCAATCACGGCGTACGCCGAGACCGTAACGGGCAGGGTGGCATCGACGCCAGACATGACAGTCTTGTCAAATCTGACGACGGAGCGCCGCCGAGCCTTAATGCCAACACCCGACTCCTGGTGTGAAACCCGGAGCCTGTGTGGAAGCGACGGTTGCTCAGTTATCTGAGCGAATTCCGTGCTACGGCCATTGCTCTCCAGCCTTTGGAATTCAACTTCCGCGGCTGAAGCGTTCTTGATCTCATTCGTGTTAAGTGTATTACTTAGCATGCTTGTGCATCAACTCTGATTGTTATCAGAACTGAGATGCCCTCCGCTTATCGCGGAAGGGACTTAGTATCCAAGCGAGAACGCTTGGTACTCGGTTTCTTAGGGTGTCTACGTCTGGTAATTACCAGTGCAGCTCCCAGAGTGTACTGAGTAGTACTCAGACCTCCGCACAATTCAATTGTGCTCCTGCCCGGTAGTCCAGTCTGTCTGCGGTATGCAGACTGATAGACTATTGGCAGTCGGATCTCGGAAGTGTGCGGCTCCGCACAATGGACTCTGCTGGAAATCATTTTCCAGCACGTGATCCTGCGTTTGCGCTTCACACTCCATAGATACCTGTGTATGTTTATCTGCGGTTCCATGAGGGCCACCTTGAACTGATCAAGCCATCGGCTTACGCCGATGGTCCAATCTACAAGGAATGACCAGGGAATAGCGTTCCAAATGACGGCTGGGTTCCAATTGAAACCCAGTGCATCCAGGAGCGCTAATACTCGAGCATGCTCGAGTTGGTATTGAGTATAATTGTAATTATACTCAATCTCAGCATGGAATTCAGTAGGTTCGTAATACACCGACCGCCTCAGACTGTACAGATCGACTGGGTACAAGATATAACTTGGACACAGCCATTGATCCTGATCAGCCATATCGGTCGAATCGGAATACTCCGTCCATCGAAACATCCAATGTTTCGTTTGGACCCTACCCGCGCGTGTGACGAAGTCGTTT